CTGCGGCTCTCCTTTCGGCGCAGGCGGCGCACTGACGGGCTTGCCCGTTACGGCGTCACGGATGTATCCCGTACCGTTATCACCCTGTCCACGATTGCCGACGTAGTAGTGATAGTCCTCCTCGCTGATGGCAATATAGCCATCTTTGAGATAGTTTTGCCGCTCTGCAGCTGTTGCGTAGTGGACGCTTTCGCAAACCGTTGCGACACGCCTTCCATCAGCGTCAAACTTTGCCAGATATTCCATACGATCGCCCCCTTAATATCCGATAAATAAGCAGTAGTGGTACAAAGTGTTTTTGCCCTCGTAGTCTGGTCCGACCTGGAGAGTGAACTTTTCACGGTCCACATTGTCGAACCACGATATCCATCTTGGCGCACACTGCTGATCGAGGGAGGTGGCGCCAAGATAAACCACTTTACGAGGAAACGCAATCGGATAGCGCCGCCAGTCGGTTTTGTCCTTGCTCTCGCCATAATGCCCCCACTGTACGATTAACCCATTCGCAAACTTGACCCAGCCGTTTTGCTCCAGTGAGCCCGCGACAATACCGCCCGTGTTCTGTGCGTTGATGCGGTTGAGGATGTCGGGGAGCGACTGTCCGCCGAGCTTGTTGGCGTTGTCTGCGCCCCCTGCGCTGTTTGCCCGATCCGCGGTGTCTGAATGTCCTGCCGCATCCGCTTTGCCGATCAGTCGCCCTTCAAAGCCTTCATCGGCTTTCATTCTGCCGGAGGTATAGACGTGTTTGCCGTTATAAGCACGTATCCAGTCGTTATCGGTCATGTGCCAGCCGCCGCCGTGATCTTCAAAGTAGAAACCCTTGTCTCCGCGTGCGCGGAACCATTCGGACGCATAAACATTCGGCACCGTTAGATTCCCGCTCATCGTGTCGCCGCTCTTGCTAACCTTATTTTTCAGTGCAGCATCAATAGAGTCTTTGCTGTCGTATCGTATCCACGGTGTCCAACCAAATTCCTTGCTTGGATTACCGTTACGCATCCGCGTGTAGTATTCGCTGTGTTGATGCGGGTAATAGGCTTGCAACAGGCGATTCTCTCCGATATCCATGTCATCCCTTGCACGACAGACCAACAGTACGCCGAAATTATACGCCCCCACTGGTGCATGGAGAGATTCCGCCATCTCTGTAGAGTCGATTTCGTAGAAAAACTCTTTTGTAAGGGTGTTCCAATCGACGCTATTTTTCGCGACAGTTTTACTTTGCCGCATATAGTCGTTGTCCAATGCCTCATCGGCGATGTGTCTTCTTTTCACGCTCCCGTCTGGATGATCGAGCTCGGCAGCGGTGCGGTGGGTATCTAACAGTTTCGCGTCTACAAATTTCCGCACAATCCACGTTACGCCACCATCTTTCAACGTGTTTCCGACATCTGTGCCGGCAGGCAGCTTTTTCAGGTCTGTTGTTGCCGTCTTCCCCGCAACTGTACACTCAAGATAGATGTCAAGCGGACCATCCTGCAACGCGCGTTTTTCCCCAACGAAATATGCTGTGTTCGGCAGGCGCCAAAAAAGGAATCCGCCGAGCGAGTTCTCAGAAAAAGCATTTTCATAGAGCCACAGCAGCTTTTCATCAGCGCCACGCATCCACGCATCAAACATTGTCCGCGCAGGCGGCGTACTTCCGACAAAGTTCCACCCTGTCAAATAGTGATCATCCGTAAACGTATACGGTGCAAGGGGGCTGTTCTTGCCCCAAATTTTGGAAAAATCCGGTGTTGCCATTTATATCCCTCCTAAAAAATCTCAGCGAATGCGCCTGCTTCAAAGCCTTTCGCATTCAACTGTCCAAGGAATCCAAAATAGTTGTCGTAGTCGAAATAAGATTTCCATGCCACGCCAACGCCACCCGCGCGAACAGCCATATCAATCGCTTTTGCAATGGATATATCATTGCGTGATAGCCTCCGACCAATCGCAAAGGAAATCTTCGCATTGCCACATTCATGCAGAAAGACCTTCGGTGCAGAAAAGGCAAATTGCAGACTTCGTATTGTATCCTCTGCCGTACCGAGTGCTGCGTTTTTTGTGACTTTCTGCCACAGCACAGGCCTATATTCTGCATCATCAAGATTGACATTTTTCATCCATACTTCCCATGTGTCACGAAACCGACCTTCATCAAAGCCAAGTGCATTGTCTTGATCTTCAAACCCGAAAAATGCAATCTGTACGGCATTGTATATCTGCCGTGACTGCCCAACGATCTCACCGATACCGTCAAGCTGCTTACCCTCTCCAGTATCAATCCATCGCCTTGTCATAAGGTCATCAAAAGCTGCATGCACTTCATCCAGTTCTGCACCGAGGACATCCAAGGCTGCACAAAGATTCGGCTTTTCTGAGAACTGCCCTATGAGGTGTTCTTTCATGGATTGTGCTCTGTTCACACCTTCTTCACCTCGATTCGTTCCGGTGCAAAGGAGGCAATCTGACGCGGCGAGATAATAATGTTCTTCGCCTCGTAGTTCCCCGGTGTTTTGCCGGTCGCCGCTGTGAGTTGAATATATCCAACGCCCGTTGTCGCCTTGAAAATCGTGGAGAAATACTTTTGCAGAACAACATCCTCGCCAACGCTCTGCGTATTTCCACGCGCCAGGAGCGCATTCGCAATATCAAAAACACCTCCCGCAGGAAATGTTTCCTCCGGATTCTCGGAAATGGTAATTTTAAGCCATATCGGAACGACTTCTGGACGGTTGAATTTGAGTGTATGAGTTACGCCCTGCGAATCGACACAGGCTGCCGACTCCGTACCAAATGTATCGATGCCGCCCGCCTTCGCTTTCCAAATCTGCGCAACGATATCTTCATGCTTTCCGCCGGCAACGACGACCTCTACAGAGTGCGGCGGTCTTCCGTATTCGTCTGTAGCATCACTTGCGTTCTCGTACACTTTGCAAGTCGATACGCCTGCCACGTTCGCGTAGATTTTCGCCTGTATCGCTTCAACCATCGCCGAGGCGCGATCGTAGATCGACGAACTCCACCGCTGCCGGAGTGCTGTATCGCTCTCGTTTTCTCTCCCCACGTTGGCCGCAATATTGTTGCGTGCTCCCGCCCATCCGTGTACTGCGGTCACTATGTTTGTTACCGTTCCGATCGCAGGATTCACAGCACCGTATTTCTCACACATAAAATTTACCGGCGTACCGATGTTATCAATCGTGATATTGTTGCCGCTCATCGCAAAGGTATTTCGCGGATCATCCATTGCCAATGTCAGAACATCGTTGACGATGCGCGTTGTAAGTCCAGCAATAGAGAGCTGCGCCGCCAATCCATTCAACACGATCGTTGCTGTCGCTCCCTGCCCCGCCGTGTACATCACACCCTGCCCATTGATAGTCAGCCCGTATGCTATGCCGGGCGATACAATGACCTTCACATCTGCTGTCGCGCATTTTCCCGCACTGATAACGGCATCCGCATCCGTGCAGGTATAGATAATGTCCGGTTCATTCATGGATGATACCTGCGCACCGTAGGGGATTGCCGTTCCATCCATACCATAACAGGTCAGCAGCAATGTTGTCTGCTCTGCCGTAATCTGCGCGATCCCTGCCAGGCCTGCGGAATTCGAGAGTTGCACGCCTTGTGCTGTGCTTGGATACATAGCGTTGTATGTGTGCTCCGCCTGCTCCCACAGATCGGCGCATTCGTAGGCATAGACGCCGATGATTTGACCGAGTAGGCTGTTTGCTCCTCTCTCGATCTTGATACCGAGCCTATCGCTCAGCCGGTCGCGCAGAGACTGCATAATCTCCGGCAGACGTTTTCGCTTGAATCCGTCTCGTGTGAGTCCATATTTAACGGCCATACCCTAACGCCTCCTTTCTTGCGATCAATCCATACCTTGTCGCCGCCTCATATGAGACAACCAAGCGACGATTTGGGCGATCAAAATCGAGCGTCATATCCGTTACGGACTGAACACCTTCAACAGAGAGGATCGCCTCCGTCAATATCTGCTGTATGTGCCTCCCATTCGGGTTCTTGATGAGGATGTACTCGAGATACGGCACGCCTTGAGACGTATCAAGAAACCACTCGCCGAGCCAAAACCGCAATGAAATAAGTATCTGCTGTGCGATGCGCTCCGCCCCATCAACCATGCGTACCTGTCCGTCTTCTATCGACAAGTCACCCGAGGAAAGATTCATCATCAAATCATACCCCATATGTCCTCCTCACTGCGGTTGTCCTGTCGTGCCGCCGCTATCGCCCGGATGCGTATGATGCACGAGAGAGATACCATTGACGATGAGATCGCCACTCCCGATGGAAAAGGACGTTCCGCCGACGTTACCGGACAGTCCGCCCGCATTGAGGCGCAGCATCGAACCGCCGTTAAATAGGCAGGTATCGCCGCTGTGTGCCGCGCCTGCCGTTGTGCCGCTGTAAAGCCCCGGAATGCAGACAGCATCATTCAACGCGTGTTTGCGCCTGTCGTCGCTGTCTCCGCCCGAGAGGAAATCATCGAGATTATCCTCGCTGAATACAAGCAGGCATCCGTCCCCGGCGACAATCGGAAATGTCACGCCTGCACTGCCGCCCGCCCCGGTAGGAAACACAACGGGCACGTTGTAGATAACAGGATATGGAAAGCTGCGCCCGTCATCCGTCTTGAAATTGCCGAACGGCTGAACATTTGCCCGATTGCTCCCCGCATCATACGCTTTGACGGTACCTGGAATCGCCGTATGAATGTTGCTGACCTGTCTGCCGATCATTGTTCGGATGGCATCCTTGATTTCGTTTTCACTTTGATCCATCGTCCGCCAGCCCTTCTATCAGTTCAAATTCGCTTGTCCACTTATCATCAACATCTCCTGTGTGCTTCGCTGTTTCAACACGGAACCAGCCGTTAATCATGCGGCTTTCGACCTTGACCGCATCACCCGGCGAGACTGTCGGCGCGAGTAGGGTCTGAATCTTCCAGCCGGCCTTTTTATCCGGCTTTTCCTTCTTTTCTTTCTTGCGCCGCTTGCGCTTCGGCGATTCTTTATCCGCCTTGTGATCGGATCGCACGATCCGTTTCGGGCTGCCGAGCAGTCCGCTCGATGCTGAGAATACAATGCCCCGATTTGTCGTCACTCCGCCCGCTAAGATGACATTCAGCACGCCGTTTTGGATGCTCCATGTGCATCCCGATCCATAACAGATAGAGTTCAGCATATCCGCCCCGTTGCCGCCGTATGAAAAGCCGTTCGGAAACGAACCGAATGTTGCGCCATCACCGAACACGAGAGCAAGCCCCATGTTGTCGGCGATTGCCTTGATAACAGTATCGCCTGGCGTCCCCGGCGGAAACGACACGGAAAACCATGAATCACGGACAGCGCATTGCCCATCGGACAATTTTAACTCCGTTGTCACATCTCCGCCGCTGTCCTCTGTCACCACAGACACAACCGATCCGCGAAAGATTTTCTTCGGTCCCGTATTGTCGCGGTACCCCGCATAGATTTCAATCACGAGATCGGGGACTTCGATCTTTTTCCGTGATTCCTCTTTGAGGTTCCACATCTTCAGCTTACATTTATTTGTGTCCTGCGTGAGGTCTTTTGCGATGTCGAAGGACACTTTCAGCGCGTCATCATCGCCTAGATTATTGTATTCGAGCCCAATGTCAGGGAATACAACGCGGTATTCACGTTTCCACAGCTGATCGGATGGCATCAATCTCACCTCCCGGGATAAACACCATTGAGAATTTCCCGCTCACAAAGTCTGCACGCCCTATTGTCTGATCTCCCGCCGCATCTTGATTGGTTGTGACGGCCATCAATTCGCCGCGCGGCAGACCATTCCTGCGACACTGATTGAGGAGCGGCAGATTCGGCACAACGGCAATACCGCGAACAAGCTCATTCCCCTGCCCGTCGCGCAGGTCAAGTGTCCATTGTCCCGCCCTGCTGTTCCATGCGAAGTGGAGTTTATACGGCGCCCCATCGAGGATGGCGGACTGGATAAAATCATTGGCATCTGCCATGGATAGCTGGATCATGACATCACCTCCCGAAATAACAAACGGCCACCGCAGCGGCCGCCGTATATGCTGTAATTTCCTTTTGTGTGTTGATGCTGCCGGATGCTGTTTTGTCCGCTGACAGCGTTTCAAGCGACATTACAGGCTTGTTGTCGATAACCGTCATACCAGTTCCGATGTCGTTTTGATTCGCCGCCCCGGCGTCCATTTCGGTTTTCCCCGCCTTGCCCTGCGCCTCCTCGGACGTCGAGCCTTCCGGCACATCCTCCGTTTTCTGCTTGACGATGCGGACATGTACGAAGTCCAGTTGAATCTTGTAGCATAGCCCGTTGTCTACGTTTCGCGTCAGCGGTGCATGCGTCATTACCATGTCGGTATAGATTGCGTCCGGCGTTGTGATGCGGATCGGCTCTCCCGCCTTATAGATGCGCTGCAATTCTCGTGCCGTCGTAGCCATCTTTGCGCTGTCTCCGCCTATACCGAATCTTGTCATCGGTGTCGGCGAAAATACACACTCCATCGTTAGTTTCAGCGGCTGTCGTGTCACATGGTCGGCGATTGGGAAACCGTCCTCAACAGGATTCTGTGAAACATCACTGTCAAACGATGCCTCGCGGCTGATGATAGCGTCGATCTCTAGCGTATCGATGCGTGCCGAGACAACAGCAGGCCCCATACCGAGCGCGTCGCCCCATAGTATTGACATGACTCTCTCCTTTCAAAATACTCATAAGAAAACCCGCCCATTACTGAGCGGGTCGACTGACTCCGTTGTGGTTATGCTGTTTTGCGATTACGGCGGGCGCGCTCCTCACGCTTGCCCATGATGTAACCATAGTAATACACACCGATGAGCGCCAAGCCGTAGGATTCAGGGTCTGCCATACGTTTACGGCAGTAAACCTCCGTAATGCAATCGATCTTCCACTTGCGGGGAACCTGGATTTTGTTGATGATGCGCAGTATCTCATCCATCATGCCGCTTCTCCCTTCTCTGCAAGGAACTTGTTGACGAAGTAGATTTGACCTTTCCCTGTGACCTTCGTCGTCTTGGAGATGGATGTGTGACCATCGGCGTGCGTGATGACTGTTTCCTTGATTTCAAACAGCCCCTTTTCCATCGCGCGCTGTGTCGGCGAGTTGTACTCCGCGCCCTTGCGCTTGATGAGGTAGCTATTTTCGCGCAGCCAATGAAACAGCCGCTTCTGCCCCACGTCAATATTGTTCTGCTTGAGGATTTTTGCAAGGTCGCCGATGAGGATGCTCGTCTTGGAAACGCTCACGGAATCGGCAAAGACCACCTTCGGGCGATCTGCTTCCACCTGTGCCTCTGCCGCCTTTCGCTTTTCCTGCTCCTCTTTGAGGTTCTGCGCGAGCTTGATGAGTGTATCTGGATGCAAAAGCACGTCCTCAATCGTCTCGGAGGTCATATACGCGCCGTGCTTACGAATCGAGGGGAGGACTTCGGACGTCACCCAACGCTTGAACTTCTTCGCCGCGGGGAGCTTGGAGGAAAGGATGAGGGAGTAAAGACCAGATTCGTTGATGACCGTCATGCCGCGCGGTGATTCAAAACTGCCGTTTTGGCAGTTTTGCTTGTCCTCTGCATCAACATGTTTCTTCAGTGCACCAAACGCATCAGAATATCCGAGAATCTCTGCGACGTCTTTTCCGACAAAGTACGGCTCGTTATCGACAACCAGCGTCCGCACCTGCCCGAACTCGGGATTGTTGAAAACCTGCAATTCATTCTTCATATTTTGTTTTCCTTTCTTTTCCGAAAGGGCTATGATATAATGAATCTACCAAGTCCCTTTCGGATTTGCTTTAAGACAGCCTGTTTCTGCCAAGAAGTGAGGGCTGTCTTTTTAATTCTGCGGGATGTACGCTTCTGACCTTGACACCTCCTTCATACGTTCTGGATAGCGCTTCTTGAGGTCATCGTAGATTAGATTTCCAATGTACGCCGCTACCGTCATGCCATTCATCGCACTATGCCCTCTTGCGATCATGCCAAGCCGCTGTCCTAAACGTAGATTCGGTCTGACGATTTTCATAACATCACCTCCTTTTTTATTTAGCATGTATATAATAAACCATATTGTTTTTCTAGTCAATACATTTATGTATATTTTATTCTGCGCTTTACTAAATATTTATTTTTTCATATACTATAGGAAGGAGTGATTTACATGCAATTTGGCGAAAAACTAAAAGCTTTACGTGAAAAACATAATTTAACGCAAACTGATGTGGCACAAGCACTTGGTGTCACGCAACGCGCCATTAGTTATTATGAGAACAAGAATGTTATCCCAAACGACCCAAAAGCCTTGAATAAACTCGCCGAGTTTTTTAGCATAACGCTCGATGAGCTATTACTTAAAAATGAAGGTTCAAAATCAAAACTACATGCCTTAGTAGAAAAATTAACTATTGATACTCAAAACAGACACATCAAATGGATTCCATTAGATAAAGCTGCAGATGACCGTATGATGTTCCCATCTGATACACCGTTTCATGTGGCTCTATTCAAAAATCATAATTTCCCTAACCTTGATTATGAAATATCTGTCCATGAATCTTATTTTGCTGAATATAAGGAAGGAGGATATCTTCTGTCAAAATGGATATCAAATAACGGTGATGTAGATATTGCCTTATTTATTTATCTAAATGACAAATTTTCTTATGTCGCAAATAAAGATTCCATTACACAAATAGACGAACTATATTGGACACTAACAAATACATCTTCTAACATCAGCGAATTCATCGATGAGTATTTAGATGACGATTTAGAAGACACCTCTCAAAAATACAATACGTTTAATCCTGACGATCCTCCTTTTTAATTCTACCGCCCACAGAAAAATCATTTGTATCAAAAAACCGTTCCAAATCGAAGCGGCTTTTTCCATTCCAACATTAAAGGATTTTCTTCCCCTTTGTCAAAATATATCAGTGGGAATGTATTTAAAAGGAGTGTTATTGATGAAGTGGTATAACAAATCATGGATAATGTGGGCATGCCTTATATTTTTCACACCAATAGGCTTGATACTCCTTTACATCAATCGCGAACGACATCCCAAATGGAAGATCATTGCCGGGTGTTCTATCGCATGGTTCATTATCGCTTTGAGCTCTCCATCCCATAAAGTCCCGCAAGAAACGCCGGCTCCAAAACAGGAAATAGCACAGCAGGAACAACAGCACACGCAATCGCCTACAGCGAGTAAAGCGGACGAGATTAAAACCGCCGTTGCAGGCGTCATAAAGCCCGAGAATATCGAGACCATCAACTATGTGCCGGACAACAAATTCCTTCTCGTCAAATTCAAGGGATCAGAAAATCTCACAAATAACATGACCATAAAAGGCATGTATATGAATATGCGAGACATCATGAAAGCCCTGAAACCTGTAACTGATGCGAATATAGACTTCAACGTGGTTTATCCACTCACTGATAAATACGGAAACTCCAAGGACGAGATCGTCATAAAGGCCACATTCACACATGAAACGATTCAAAAGATAAATTTCGAGAATGTCCAGATTGAAAACATCCCAAAAATCGCTGATGAATGGTGGAGTCACCCTGCCGTAAAATTGACCGATTGAACGCCGCCCCCCCCTGTAACTAATACAAGGGGGGATTTTTATGTCAAGAATACGGCGTCAATAGTTGCGTCCTATCGTAGGTGCGAATCATAGCGCCCTCGTTCGGCACGTTGAATGTGTAGCTCCCATTGTTGTTATAGTAGGTGTTGTTGCTGTTCCCCTGTCCTGCAATGACACGCTGCGCCCACTCCGATGTAGTATTCACAACAGCCCCTTCCTGTACTTGGCTTTGTAGGCCGATAAACCTCCTAAGTTTATCAGCACACCAGTCAATGACATCTCCGACTTTGCCAAAAGCATATGCAATACCGTTGACCAGAGAGGCAATGACATTGAACACAAACGATGCGGCGCGGAAAAATGCCCATATCACACCGACAATCGCGCTGCCAATGAGCGCTGCAATGAATTTGAGCAGAGGGAACAGCGCTGAAATGAGCGGCTGGAGGTTGTACCATGCACCGGCCAACAGGGCTAAGCCGTTCATCATCTCGTCTATGCCCGGCTGAAACCATTCGACAAGCTCATCCCAGTATTCGGATACGGTATAGATTACAGCTGCTATTGCCGCCATAATCGCCAGTATCGGCGCAAGTCCAATGGACGCGACGGTACCTAATGCCGTAGCAATCGCCGAGAATACAGGTGCAAGCTGCATGATACCACCGACGAAAATGCCAAGCGTCCCAAGAAACACGAGCAACGCTCCGCCGGCAGATATAACGGCCATGATGCCCGCAACGAGTTTGGGATGCTCTTTTGTGAATGCCCCTATCCCCTGTGTGAATCCTGTCGTTTCTCTGATGATTTCAGAAAGTACGGGAAGGAGGCTATCGCCTAGTTCAATCGCGACTTCTTCCGCCGCTGATTGTAATTCCTTCAGTGCGCCCTTTGCATTGTCATTCATGGTCTTCGCCATGTTGTGTGCAGCACCTTCGGAGTTGTCAACGGACTCTGCCAGTTTATTGAAATCAGCGTCACTTGCATTGATGACGGACAAAAAGCCGGACATCGCCTCCTGCCCTGCCATCGAGGATGCCATCTCTGCTTTCTGCGCATCGGTTAAGCTACTGAATGCCGTACGAAGTTCTTTCATCGTCTGACGGAAAGGTTTCATCGTTCCATCGGCATTCGTCACTTTGATGCCAAGCGCCTGCATTGCATCCGCAGCGTCCCTCGGTGGCGAGACAAGCCTGGACATAATTGCGCGCAGAGATGTTCCTGCCTGTTCGCCCTTAATGCCCGCATTCGCCATAAGTCCGGTAGCAAGTGCCACATCCTCAAAGCTGTACTTTAATGCACCTGCGACAGCGCCCGCATATTTGAATGTATCACCCATCAAGCTGACGTTTGTATTCGCGTTGGTGCTTGCGGCTGCCATAACATCTGCCATATGCCCTGCCTGACTTGCATCCATTCCGAATGCGGTCAAGTCGTCCGATACGATGTCTGATACGCGTGCCAAGTCCTCACCGGATGCCGCCGCAAGATCGAGCAGGCCGGGCATACCAGCTATGATCTGCTCAGTCTTCCACCCAGCCATACCGAGATAGGTCATCGCCTCGCCCGCCTCGGTTGCAGAATACTTCGTGCTCGCCCCAAGATCACGCGCCGTCTTTGTCAGTCGTGACATATCCTCGTCCGTACTGTTTGTGATGGCCTTGACCTTGCTCATAACCTCTTGAAAGTCTGCGGCTGTCTTAACGGATAGTACAGCGGGTGCAGAGACAGCGGCCCCGGCGGCCGCCAATTCCATGCCTCCTTTTGCGATCTCTCCGCCTCTATCACCGACCTTTTTAGGGTCGATGGATTTCACTTTATTTTTTGCCCGTTCGGCGGCAGTTGCAACGCTGTCCAATCGCCTTTGTATAGATTGCAAAGCGCCGCCCGCAACACTCGCCGCCGCCTGTGCTGCGGAACCGATATGGTGTATCGCGGATGCGCCTTGGCTTGCGGGTGCAGAAACACCGGATACACTGGACGACAACGAATCTCCCATCTGCTCCGCCGCTTGTTCGGTGTCGTTCAAAGACTTTTTGAGTTTCTTTGTCTCCTTCTCCGCTTTCTGCACACCGCTTGTGTCCGTCTTAAAGACGATCTTTGTAACCAGTTCTCTAATACTTGCCACGCCGTAAATCTCCTTTCCCACGGACATTGTCGTTCATCGCCGCATACTCAATGTCAGACTTCATATCAAGGTAATGACTAATGCCGACCAGTTCGGCAAGGGAGATATTTCCCTGCTGTACGTCTGCAAAGCTCACCATCCCCGCATCAATGGCGCGATAGATAAAGATCACTCGCTTAAATTCGTCTGATGCGTCTCCCGGAATTGATTCATGACGCCGCTGAATGCCTCTCGGACGCCAGTCGGGACGCTCGAGAGCCTTGAAAAATCCAAGTAATTTACCTTCACAACGGCAATCATGAGGGCGATCATATCAAACGGCCGCCCCTCGAACACTTCATCAATGACAGTCTCGCTGAGCTTGATGAGATTCTCCTTCGTGCCGTCCTGCGACACAGAAACATAATCCGTACGGAGCAGCATACGCGAAAGTGCCTCAAACTTCTCGCCGTCGAGGTGTTTTGGAAGTTCCGTGATCGCGTTGCCAATAATCCCTGCCCATGCCGCCATAGAACGAATATCCGCGTCGATATTCGCCCCTGTCGCCCCCTTCGCCGCACCTCCAAGAAGCGGTGCAAGGACTTTCTGCAATTCCCCAAGGACGCGCATCGCCTCAAATGGCGGAAAACGCCGAATCATGAACAGCATATCTCCCTGTCTGTACTCTGACGGTTTCATTAGTCATTCCCTCCAATGATCGGGTCTGTCACCTGATCTGTGTTGAACACCCAATTCTGCGAAGCAACCTTGCGTCCGCGTGTCGTCTCCGGCATGTTGACGATATAGGCGTTTGCCGAGAATTTCGTCGTTCCGGACAGGTCTTTAACCATGAGCGGCAGGATGCCGTTGCCGGTCTGCCGATCCATGTTGTATATCGCCGAGAGATAGTCATTCGACTTGCTCGCCGTGGACAGCGATACCGTGACCTCATAGGTCATATTCGGATCGAGCGAACGGGCAACCTCGCCGTCCGCCCCTACAAACTGCTGTGCACCGTCGCCAAGCGGCTTGATCGTGATCATGTCGTCCTCGGCCATGCCGGTCAGCTGTTTCGCACCGAACGTGATGATATTTCTGCGCGGATCGTATGTAAGCATATGTTATTCCTCCCTTATGCCGTGATCAGATTCTCATAGGTCAGCGATCCCTTGATCTCGACCGCATGAATCGCCCCTGCTAGGCGCGCGGTGAATCTCATATCATCGAGGACGCGGGTCGCCTTCGTATTTGCCGAGATATTCGCCGCCAACGGCGCCGAGACAACGTATCCGGCGTTGGTGTTTCCGTTCTCGTCATACTCATCCGGTGCAATTCCGCCGCGTGTCTGTCCGAGTTTCAGCGCTGCACGCATCTGAGCCTCGACAAGAGCAATCCCCGCGTCCGTATAGGGCACCTTGTCATTGTTGATGAGCACGTTGAAGATATTGACTGTCATTTCCTCTTGCAGCCAGTCACGGAAGCGGATTACGTCGATCCACTCGCCCGCCGCCACTTTGCCGTTCTGCGTGATCGTCACGTTACGGAAGCGTTCGAACGTATTGCCGTTCTTCTTCGTGATGGCGTTATACTGCGTCTCCGTAAGTCCGTCCGTCGTAACGCCCGCCAGCTTTTTATTCGCCCACGTTTCACCGCCCGGATAGGTTGCAAAGCACCGTGCCATTACCGCGCACTCGGGGAAGTCTTTCGCAGCATCCGCGTGATAGAAGTAAAACGACCGATAGAAATTCCCCTCCATCAGTCGGCTGCCAATGTCGTTTGTGACGTCTGCATCAATGATGCCATCCGCCGCAGACGATGTGCCGAACAGCTTACGTTGTGCCTCCGTCCACTCTGCCGCCGCGATGACATCCTCCTCCGCACGCGAGGCAAGCGTCCATCCGTACCAGTCGTTATCGGCAGTGCAGATTGCCGTCATGGTCTGCGGAATCGTCTCCGTCACAGCGCCGTTCTCCATCGTCAGCATGGACGAGACTTCGACCTTGAATGAACCGCCGCTTTTTCCCGTGAGTGTCAGTTCATCCCCCGATACCGTCGCCGTAACCGCGGCTTTCGTATCTTCCTTGACTTTCGTTTGCAGAGCGGTCGCAATGTCCGCTGCATGTCCGCCCGTGTTTGTGATAGTGTAGGGCTTTGTCGACACATTCCCATCCTTGTCTTTTGTGCTGACTGTGACCGTATAAACGCCTGCCGCCGTGACCTTATTCGCCTTGATCTTTACGCTATCCACGAGCCGCCGCCCAATTTTAACGACTTTCGGGCGCGGCGTCTGACTGAACGCATCGACCGCCGCGAGATAGAGCGGATCATCCGCCGTGTACCCCGCCTTGATCATCGCATTCGCGTCCGTATAGGTCTCCACACGCGCGAGCGTATGAACAGACGCCCCGACAATGAGCATCGTTGAAAATCCGTCTTTGCTGATCCCCGTCGTGTTGAGGGAAATCTGCACATTGACGATCCTATCAAGATTCGCCATCCGTAATCACTCCTTTAACATTAACTTGTTCGATTGCACCGAGATCATCCTCTGCGGCGTACATATATCCGAAATGAATATCCACCGCCGCACGCGGCTCATATATCTGCCCGTTGCCGAGCAGCGCCGTGACGTCAATCACAGGCTCGGCATCAAAAAAGGAAAGCCCGCATTCCGCACAGCGCTCTACAACGCTCGGCTTTCCCAAATTCATAACGAGATGTTCCAAAACATCAGCCGCATATTCGCCCGCTATTCCGTAATACTGCACCGAAAGAACCGCCTTTGACGGCGTAACGATGTTGTAAATCCCCGTTTTCCCAGACGGTCGGATTTCCTCTAGTGCCTGCCCTTTGTGGCTCATGATTTGCAGCGTCGCCATAGGTTTCTGCACCCTCGGTGCGGACTGATTCGCCCATATAACTTTATTCTTCGGCAGGTGCATCTCTGCGGCAATGATGTCGTGGAGTGCTTTGCGCTGCTCAGTCAGCATGTGCATCCACCTCCAAGGCGATCATTTTGTAATGATTGATGAGCCCGCTCTGATACGGCTGGACATCGACAATCTTATACCTGCGTCCGATATACTCAATCTCGTCCGCCTCCTGTGCGGTCTCCTGTTTGGACGTCCGCAGCGGTGTCGCAGCGTATAGTTTGAGCGCGCCATAGATGGATTCTCCGCCCGCAGACGGCTTGATATACTGTGCCTGTTCGTTCTGATTGAGCGGTTGGCAGGAGGCGGAGATCGTTCCGACCTCCTCGCTCCCGCTGATCCATTCGCCATCATCCGACCAGTGGCCCGCCTTGCGGTAATACTTGATGCTTTTTCGCCCCAGCATATCACCCCTCCACCCTGTAATTGACAGATGCACGCAGCCGCCCCGTATCAATGAGCGGTGCATCTGATTTCTTTTGCTTGATGGTCGATTCTGCGTTCTCTGTAAGCTCAGACGAGCCAAAGACCTTCTGTATGTCAGCCTTTGCGCGAGCCCCAACGATTTGACAAGCTTGATCCGGCGTGATGCGTCTATCGACGATGCCGCCGACACAGTCCGCCATAAGGTCTTGCCATGCCTCCTCGTTGTTGTCGGTACCTATGCGGATCGCGGGGCGCTTTGGAATATGGCCGTCCTCTGTACCGTATTCGTTGTAGACAGCGATACTGACCAAATCCGTACCATCCTCATCTTTTCCCGCGTCCTTCAAGATGCCGACAGAAATACTCTTTTCGCCTAGTTCCTCAAAACCTTTCAGGATAGCGGCATATCCATAATCGCGATCCTCAACCATGACGTCACCCCATCCGCGTCATCAGCGGCACAATGCACATCGCACGAATCGCTAGATATTGGCGTCCATAGACTGTTTTCCCAAGGAGAGAATCGGCGGACGATATGCCATTATCCGCATATTGTCGCTGCAAGTCCCCCTCCTTCTCCATCGTTATGTTCCCTGCCGTGAGTGCGCCGCTGTCCGTGCCGGATTCTGCCGCCATCGCATTCAGCTTCATCTGATGGGCAATGAAATACGCCACGGCGCGCGTATAGAACTGCCCGAACCTTTTTTCAGACAGAAAATCTCCGAAGATATCCGCCTGCTCTATGATAAGCCTATCTTCCACCTTCTCAAACTCCGGTGCAATCTTGCGAAATATCTTCAACACTTCCGCGGCGTCCATATCACCCCTCGGCAGCGCGGATCGCGGCGAGCACGTCCGCCTTTTTCGTCAGACCTGCAACGTCAATGTTATGCGCCTCGGCATATGCCCGCAGCTCCGCTGCCGTCTTTTCCTCGAGCTTCTGCTCCTCCTGCTCCGCCTCATCCTGCGTCAGAATCTCCAACGCGCCAGATGCGAGCATTGCGGCAATCGCAGGATAAGCGTTCATCTGTTCCTCGGACATATGGATCTCCGCAGGTATCTCAGGGACGAGCCTCACCCCGTCCCCGAACACAACAACGCGCGCCGTTCGGTTAATAACAATCATGTCTTTCCCTCCTCAGCAGCCTTTAGCAGTCACAAACGCATAGGGGATCGTCACCGTGACACCGATCGCCTTTGCCATGCAGTTCACGACATACTCGAGATTACGACGCTCAACAGGGAGCTGCTTAAAGCGCATCGGAATCTCGAACTTGATATACGCCGGATCGAAATACCCTGCGAACATCATATCGGACCCGTCGGACGCCGCCCCTTTGAGTTCGCCCACCGGCATCCACCGTGTGACCTCCGGATGTACGCTCTTGATGAAGTCAAAGAGCGTCTTATCCGAGTGCGAGAGACGCGTCATGGAGATGTGTGCATACACGTCCGGCGCCATGCAGACCGTATTGACCGTCTCGACCTCGTTCGTTGCCACCGACACTGCACGAATCAGACCGTTGAAATCGCGGATGATCTGCTCCTCCGTCTTGGTGCTGATCTTCGTCGAGCTGCCTGTACCGTCACCCGGCAGAGCATACTCGCTGATATTCGGGTTGTTGAGGAATCCGATGATGTTGTGCGCCTTGTCGCCGTGCCATGCCAGCTTGTTCAGCTTGAGGTCGATACCACGGCGCGCAGCCTGCGCTTTCATCGCGTCGAGATTCATGCCCGCAAACTGCGCGTTGGCAATCTCATTCTCGTTGTAGCCATAGGCATCGCCAAGCGAGAACACGCGTACCGAGTTCTCCTGCGCCAAGAGATCAACGCGCTTGAGGTCATCCGCATAGTTGCTGATGATCTCCGCCGTCCCTACGCTGTCATAGACGCGCTGAATAGCGGTCTCCGCCCCCTCCGGCACATCAGTCTGCACCGGGAACACCTGAAAAGCATTGAGGGCCGCTTTCTTAACCGTCAGGGTTTGTGCGCGGATATGCGTCAGCTGTCGGGCGAGGAATACACTCTGCGCCTCGTCGAAATGCCCCTGCCCGAGGATATAACGGGCCTCCTTTTCATCATACCGTTTCATATTTCAAGCCTCACTTTCTCACGCGGACACGGACGAGATCGCCCTTTACACCGCTGTCAAAATATGTCATCCCAGCAATCGCTTCTGCGCCGCTCGTAGACGATGCGACGAACGAGCCTTTTCCACCTGCGATTTTCAGTGCGGCGCTATCGCCCGCAGTCACATCGCTTCCCGCCGTTACATAGACGTCGCCAAACGTCATGACGGGGAGCTGATAACCTGCCTCGTAATACTTTCCGCTTTCCTTCGGCTCGCGCGGCACATGGACGGCAATGCCGATGACCTTTGCGCCGTCACCTGCCGCCGACACAGCCTTGACCTGCCCCGCCTTGTCCGTCCCACGAATGACCGCCTCACCTGGATCAACGCCGCCCTCAGATGCGAACGAATCACACACATTGGCGGACATGTCCGCCTTTTGCCCGGGAAATGCGACTCCGCTTTCCCGTTCATACCACGAAAAGGGTTTTACCTGTGCCATTTACTTTACCTCCTTTGCCCAAAGAGCCGCCTCGTCCGCGCGCAGCTTTGCGAGTGCCGACTCCGGATCGTCGACTTCATCCTTACGGGACGGCTCGACTTTCCCGCCAGGACTGCCGG